TCATCTTTTTTTTCCTCAATGTTATAAAAGAACCTATCGGTATCTTCTGTTTTCCATTTACGAGTGTCTTCTACATTCCACTCTGAAGTTTGCACTTTCCAATCGGGTGTTTCGTTCTTTACTGTAAACGAAGGTATGTCCCAAAGAATTCTATTGTTTGGTTGTGCTGCATAATTTCCATCCTCTAGGGCGAGAACGTGTGCGCACTTATGTTCGTGCGGTATTTCTGAATGATCAGTGTCTACTATATTACTCTCTGGGTGCGCCCAGTCAACTGTAAAAAGGTACGCCCCAGGGTGTAATTCCTTATCTTTCCCAAAATATTTTCCAGATTGTCCATCTAAAATATCGTAAGAAGTAACAGCAGGATAATAACTAAAACAATTCCAAAGCTCCAACTCATCCAGTCTACGTTTAGGTACCTCTTCTGGCTCAAAACCTCTTTGTATAAATGCAGAGATTGGTAGCCTATAAAAGACTGCACCATTTTCCATAATTGCGTGAAAGAGTATAGGACGCCCTGTAATTGATGCTAGGCCAAATATAATGCAGTCTTCAACTTCTCCGTGATGGTCTTTAAGATCGTAAAGATATTCTCTCCTGATCTGTGAATACATCACAGGTATGTTTGCATTTAAATAGGCCATAGCTCATAATTACTTAATCAAGTTGTATATTATAAGAACTGCAACAACAGCTAATCCAATTTGTATTTTTCTATTAGACATAACTTTTGCTACTATTTTATTTATCTTTTCCATGGTTCCCTCCATTTTTTTATTTTATTATACCCCAATTTGGGCCGGATTCATAGTCTACTTTATTAGGAACTTCAAGAGAAACTGCGTGTTCCATTATCTCCTTTATTTTGTCAGAATTGTTGTTGACAGATATATCTAATTCATCATGTACTTGTATATGTGGAATGATTCCTTCTTTATGTAACTCTATCATAGCCTTCTTTGTCATGTCAGCTGCTGATCCTTGTATTAATCTATTTAAAGCTTTGTATGTATATGCTCTCTTGATCCCTGGTCCGTGTTCCATGAGCGCTGCATCGTGCGGTAATGCTTTATGAATACCGAACTGATTAGGTTCCCATAGATGAAACCTGCAAAGTCTTCCAAGTAAAGTTCTAATCTTACCAGAGTCTTGGGCACGTTGCATAACATTGTCCATAAGTCTTTTTACAAATGGAACTTTGTTGTGGTACTGTCTAAAAAGATCTTCAGCTTTTTCTTTAGAGACTCCCAGTTCAGCTTGTAATTTATTTTTTCCCATACCATAGAACAGACCAAGGTTTATAGTCTTGGCCTGTGATCTAGGGATCTCTGCCATATCAGCAACGATCGTATGGAAGTCAGCATCACCATCACGATACGCGTCCAATACCTCGTCCACTCCATAGAGATTCTGTAAAGCAGCATAATGCACTACCAACCTAGGCTCTTGCTGAGAATAGTCAAAACAACCCCATGTATGGCCTTCCTCGGGTATAAATAATGACCTAATCCGTGGTCCAAGTTCCTTGTTCCTTGCTGGAATCTGCTGTAAATTTGGGTTTGAGTAGCTAAATCTACCTGTTACTGTTCCACCATTATCGGATCTAAGTTGATTGATTTCTGCATGAATTCTTCCTTTATGATTATGTTTTAATATGGTATCAATAAATGTGGTATGAGCCTTATTTATTTCTCTGGCTCGGGCTATTCGTTTCACCAGTGGGTGGGGGTGATTCTGAAGAAAGTTTTTGGTAAATGATGGAGAATTTGTTTTTTCAGTTGTGTCATAAGGTAGGCCAAGTTTTTGAAAAACTTGAGCGATCGATCTCGCAGCCCATATTTGTACATCTACTTGCGTGGATTTTTTTACTTCTTGTAGGCACGCTTTTTCTTCTCTACTTAATTCTTCTTTTAATTTGTGAGCGCCTTCTACGTCTACTCGAACTCCTAAAAATCGCATATCAACGAGGCAAGGAAAAAGTTCAGTCTCTAAATCAAAAATAGATTGTATATCTTGGTGTAAAATTTCTTTCTTTAATTCTTGCCAAAGTTCTAATGTAAGTGTTGCGTCCTTTTCTGCATATTCGCCAACATAAATGGCAGGTAGTTTATACATTTCTGCCTTGGGGTCAACCCCCCAACTCTTTGCAGCTTCATATAAATTTGTTTCACTTTTTGTTTTTCCAGTGTATCTTTTAGCACAGTTGTTTAGGTCATAACGCATTTGATTTTCATCAACCACGGCCGATGCAATCATCGTGTCAACTATTTTACCGTTAATACTTAAACCTGTCGCGCGAATCCAACAAACGTCATACATGGCGTTGTGAAATATTTTTAAAGCAGGGGTAGATAATACTCCTTGAAACCATTTTAAAACTTTTGCTCTATCTATATTGCCACCACCTTCATGAGCAATTGGATAATAACCAGACCAATCACACACAGCTACAGCAATACCAACAATTTCTCCTCTACCAGTTACTGAACCTGATCCCATTTTAGTTAATTCAGGATCTTTTGTTTCCAAGTCAATTGCTATTTCATCGTATTTAGATAAATCTGGAAATTCATCTGGTGGTGTCCATTCTACTTGTGGCGCAAATAAAGGTTTCTGTATCATAATTTTATAAATCTCCCGTGTTTATCTCTAATTAATCTTTTTTTACCTTTCTTATCTCTAAAATCATTTTCAGGATAAGACTGTTTAATACAATTTTCATGTGGATATCCATTTTGTTTTAACCATTCAGCATGAATAATTAAAATTTTATTTCTCAACTATCCCCCAAGAATTTTTAGTTTCTTTTATTTCTTCTTTCACTTCTTCAGGATAGTCTCTATCTATCGCCATGTCAATATAATGTTTTGCTTTTAATAAATCTTCTTTTTGATTTTTCTGTTTATGTCTACACAAATATTTTATAGCGTTGCCTTCTGCAAATGGAATATTATTTCTGTTAATAAATTCTGATGGCTGAATAACCATAGACTTATAATGTGTCCCACCTACCTGCTTTTTATATATTTTATCCTTCATATATTTTCCATTGGAAATGCTTTTTCATAATCTTTTGGTCTAATTATATGTAAATTATCTTTAGTTCTTGTCGCACCCACATAAAACAATCTTGTTTCATCATCTGGGTTTTTTAAATATGATCTGTTTGTATTGGTAGTTAGATCAGTTAATAAAACTACATTATCTTCTTCTCCACCTTTAACGCTATGTATTGTAGATAATTTTATTCTAGGTTTTTCTTTTAAATTTTCACCATTTCTACGCATGCTACGCACATAATTTTTAACTCTAAAACTTAAATCATCAAATGCTTCATACCAAACTGCATCTGTTTTTAAATTATATTGTGTTTTTAAAGTAGATAAGTCATAATAACTATCTTTAACCATACCTTTTAATTTTGATTTATCTGCATTATTAGATGTCATGTAACTATATATTTTTTCTATTTGTTTAAAACTTAATGGTTGTCCTTTTCTTCCAGCTTCCCAATCAGCTGCAGCTTCTGCTGCATCTTTTTCTGGAATCTTGTTAAATCTATTTTCAAAATACCAACCTCTTTCTCTCATTTCATCTTCTATGTCTTCTAGCATATGTCTTGTTCTAGTTAAAACTAACCAATTTCCTGAAGACATATCTATATCTTTAATATCATCATGAAATTTTAAAGAACCTTGATGATCTCTTGGTGCCCATTCTTTATATCTTCTTTTAGATACTCTTTTAATTATACCTAAAGCAAAATCATGTATAGCCCTAGGTATTCGTCTAGATTCTGTTAAATTTAAAAGTTTTCCTGTTTGCGTTATAAAAGAATCCACATCCGCTCCTGCCCATCTAAATATTGCTTGATCATCGTCTCCTGCAATAAAAGAATCTTGTGTCTTGTTCCAAATACTTTTAGCCATGTTCCATTGAATCATAGATAAATCTTGTGCTTCATCTATAAATACAACTTCAAACTTTGGTGATGAATCTGATTTAATAAATTTTGCAATCATATCGTTGTAGTCAATCAAACTATAATCTTTTTTATATCTTTCTAATTCATTTTTTAAATGTACTAAGGTATCATATTCTACTTCTGTATTGTGCTCACCTAATTTTAATTGCTGCTCTAAAGTTATATTTCTAAGTTTTGCTAAATGAATAAGTCTAAGATAATCACTCTTTGTTGTAAACAAACCTGTTTCTTCCTGGTCGTGTTCATTATAGTCTATAAATAAATTTAATTTTCTACCAAGGTCTTCATAATGTCTTCTTTGCATTACTTGATCTTTATTAATTCCTAATTTTCTAAACGCTAATGAATGTAAAGTTCTAAAATAAGGAAGATCATCTTCTGTATAATTAAATTTATCCATTGCTCTAGCCTTAGCTTCATTTGCAGCTTTTTTAGTAAAAGCAAAATAACCTATCTTGTCTGGATCAACATTTTTTAAATAATCTTGTACTTTATTAAGTAAAGTATATGTTTTTCCTGTGCCTGGTGGTCCTAATACTATTGTTTTCATTTTTTATTTTTACTAAATTCTATCCGTATTTTTGCTAATAAATTTTCTTTGTTTTTACGAGAAACTCCCTGACTATTTTGAGAAGGAGTTAACCATCTTAAATTATCAACTCTATAATCCAAAGGATTTCCATTTATATGATCAACTTGCCATTTTTTATCTGGCATGTCATTTTCAATAAAAGCCATTGCAACGAGTCTATGCATTATAATTGATACATTAATTTGTTTGATTTGTTTATTTTTATTAATAGGTAAATGAGTTTTTGGATAACCATAAGAACCACTTACTCTTATACTCATAATTTTTCCTGTTTTTGTGTTTTGAATATAAGGAAAACAATTTCCTAATTCTGGCATGTATTCACTTGTTCCACCACTTTTAAATAAAATATATACTCCTTTTTCTAAAAGTGAATAATTTATCACCGTATTAGAATAAACAGGAGTGCCTATATTTTTTACCTCTGATATGTCAACATAATCAATATTTCTTATTTTAGTCTTAAATGGATCAAGTTCTGGAAATAATAACAGTTGTTGGTCTTTCATTAGTACGGTTCCTCCTCTTTTAATTTCTTTTGTTCAAATTTATCTTCTGCTTTTTCAAAAACTTCTACCATCATTACACTTGGACGTTTTTTACCAATATAAATTCTTCCTTCTTCACAACCACAATACTCTTTTAACATTTGTTGTGTAACCTGATAATCTTCTTTCCATTTCTTTTTAGTTAAATGTCCATGAAAAAATCTATGGAATGTAAATAAATGTTTTCCTTCTTCTGTAAAAACTGCTCCATTTAAAATATCTCTTTTAGTAACTGATCCAATTGATCTTTGTATACAATAATCCTCTAAATGATTTTTTAATTGATCTATTTTTGATGATCCAACTGGTGCATCTACTTCTTCTACACCTTGCAACAACATATCAGTATATTTTTCAAATTCTTTTACAGTTATTCTTGGTGGTTTCCTGTTAATTTGTTTTGCAACAGTTCTTCTAAATAATCTTTGCTCCATCAAATAATCTATATTATCTAACTTAACTCTTTCACCATCTACGTTAACCCAATAATATGGTTCATCTAATAATACTTTTTGTAAATCAGTTAGAGAAGGAAATACTGCTTCTCCACCTATACCAAATTTTCTAGTTCTACATAAATTTTTATCGCAATGATTGCACATTGGTTCTTCATTACATTTAAAACCTAAATCTTTACCATCATTAAATTTTATTTTACCTTGTACTATTTTATCTTCTAATGGTCCTTCTGGATGTCTTTCAAAATATTTATAATTAAATGCATTTATTTTACTTTGCCAATTTTCTGGCCATTTTCTTTTTGCATATTGTATGTATTGATACAAAATTCTATCTCTACCATCTTTTATATCTGTTTGTGTTATTGATTCTAAACATGGAGGCCCATCATTAAATTCTGATTCTGGTCTTTTAACTTCTAGTTTTTCTAATTCTTCTGGTGTTAATCTATTTCTTTCGTATATACCATAGAAGCCCTGCATTGATGCAGCATTTCCATTTTCCAGAAAAGCATACCTCGTTGTATCATCACCATTAAAATATGGTAAATTTAAAAAGTTTCCTGTATCATCTTGTGATTTTAATTCTACTTGTTTTGGAAAAACTTCTGATCCACCATAACCTAATACAGCGCTGATAGATAAAAGTTTATCTCTCATTAATTTTGCTTCAACAGAAACTGTTGTAAAACAAAACACATGGGCACCACCTGATTTAGATCTAAATACTACAAGTGGTAAATTTAATAATTTAATTTTGTCTATTAATTTTTTATGATCAAAACCTGCATATGAATCTATATCTATACAACCCCATTTGCATGTATTGTCATCTGTAATTGGAATAATTCCAAGACTAGGCTCTACACCTTGTAAGTGCTTAAGCCATAAATCATCTGTTACTGGCTCCCGTGCTACAAAAGATTTACCTTTTATCTTTTGTCCATCAGCACCTTTCTTATCTACATAAGTGACACCACGTGCACGCTCTAATCCTGAAAATATATTTTTAAAACTTTCTACTGACATAATTTTCAAAGTGGGCGTATCCACTCTCGCTTAGACGCCCACTACCTAGGATTCGATTAGTAAGGTGTACTTGAAGTTTCTTCAGTTCCGTGTTTAACTTTAACCTTACCTTTGCTAATTTGTTCAGCAAAGTTTTTGGAAAGTTCATACACTTCTTTTTTTTCAACTGGGCCAACTTTAGTTACATCCCATCCAAACCATGTTCCTTTGTCATTAGACATCTGAACGGTCTTTAGATTATAAATGTGGCTATATGTAGGCGGTGTGAATAAACCATTTTTACCTTGAAGTTTAATACCCATCATCATTGAGTTCCATTTTCTACTCACTTTTAATTGAGTAGCTTTCATAGAAATCAAAGCTGAAGATGGACTACCATTCATAAAAATAACATAATGATTCGCCGTATTTTCTAAATAGTTTCCATTAGGTAAACGATCTTTAAATGATTTATCTCTAGTAGTGCTACTAATAATATCACTATCAGCATCATGAATAGCTATAGGAGAACCTTGACTTGCGCCCCTGTCTTGCCATTCCACGTATTTTCTTTCATAAAAAACTGGAATAACATCTACTCCTTTTTTACCATCAAAAAGTTGATTTGTGACAGTGTTAAATATCATTCCTGGTTCTGCACCCTCAATGAATTTTTCATTCATCTTGTTTACTTCAGGAGATAACTGCCCTAAGACTTTCAAAAATGGTAACGCAAGATCTTCCTGCGTCATATTTTGAGAGCCAGCATTTGCATCTGCTTCGAAAATATTCGTAGACAGCGCACCTGCATTTGTTTTAGTTGTTACATTGTTCATGTTTATTGTTTCCTTTTTATTGTTGTTTTATTTCCAACAAATATGTTGAAAAGTTCCGTTGGCATGTCTTTACCTGCCTCAATACGCTCACGGACTAACGCTTTTAGAGTCATGGGTTCAACCTTCATCTTTTGTGTTGGCTGAAACCCACGCTCTTGTGCAAGGGAAGCATAATCAGCTGCCTTGTTTTCTTCGTTGCGACCAAAAGATACGGATATCTCATTTTTGATTATATCTCCTAGTCCATTATTACGAAGCCAGTTGAGGGCCTTTTCTTGATTCGCTTTAGTAATTGTAGCGCTATAAAAAGGCTTAACGTCTACTGAAGAACCATCCATAAGTTTAAGATGAGATAAACCCATCTCTGCCATCATGGTTGGAATAACCTCCCCAGATAAACGATCTAATTCTTTTTTCGTATTCTTTATATTATCTTCTTGTAGTTCAAGTCTTTTTTGTAGAGACTCCAACTTCTCAACTTGATCTGCAAGTGACTGAATATTATCAGTCTTTTTCATTGTGTTTTGTTGGTCTTTTTCAAAATCAATCATTAATTTCTCCTTTCTCGTATAAGTTAATTTCAATAGGATAATATTTTCTT